CCCTATCATTTAAAGAACTTACGCCACTTTATAATGATGATTATGGTAAGGATACAAAAAAATCAATAGGATACTAAAATGTCAAATTACTTTGAAAAACTCCCAGACTTTGAATACGTTAGCAGGCTCCCGGGAGCCCAAATATCAGATTATATAAAAGTAAAGAATCTTTTTAAAAAGGGTGTTTTAAGAGAAGACATTACTGCTGAAATGATGTTCTTTACCAAATATTCTATTAAAAATAATGATAGACCAGATAATGTTGCAAACGATTTTTATGGTGATTCTGATCTGGATTGGTTAGTCCTTACATGCAATAATATTGTAAATATTCAAGATCAATGGCCAAAATCACAAACTAATTGGTTCAGTTACCTTATAGACAAATATGATAATGAATCAAATCTTTATAGTGGCATTCATCATTATGAAACTACTGAAGTTCTAAATCAAGAAAACGTAGTTATAATTCCAGCAGGCCTTGAAGTTGAATCGGATTATACAGTAGATTATTTTGATAATTACTTAAAAACTATAATAACACTATCGCCAGTTATTGCAGTTACAAACTTTCAATTTGAAGAAAAAATAGAAGATGATAGAAGAGAGATCTATCTATTAAAACCACGATATCTAATGGCTGTTGATGATGATATGGATGAAATGATGACGTATCAAAAGGGTTCCGCTCAATATTTGAACGAAACCCTTAAGCGTGCTGATAATATCAGATTACACGGATATTGATATTTTTCGAAAACCTAATGGGGTGAAAAATACCCCAGCTATTTTTTCCACCTTTTTTTGAACTAAAAGTCGAATTTCCCCACAGTATTCACTCTTCCGCAAGACGTTGGAAGTATGACAATGCGTCATCTTCATCTTTAGAAGTAACTAACTCAGCTCTTGCTGCTTCTTCTTTAGGTGTATCACCTTCGGAAGAACCAAAGTTTGGAGTGAACGAACCACGAGTATTTTCTTCCTCGTTACTTGTCTCCTCATCAAATTTAACTGACTTGGTATTTTTCTTACCAAGGACATATTGAAGACGCTTATTAAGATCCTCATATGACTTAAACTTATCAGGAGCAACAACATCTGTAAGAGAATATTGCTTCTTCCACAATGCTTCTAGAGCATCATCGTCATCAAGTAGTGGAGAAACACGGTCGAACTCTGACTTGTCATAGTTCCAATAACCATCCTTCTTCACAATCTTCAGTTTAAAGTTGGCACCCTGCCAGAAATCGAAAGGATTAATGGCATTCTCATCTTCAAATTCAGGTTGCATAACATCCATGACTTTATCAAAGATTTTCTTACCAAACTTATAAAGGAATACACCACCCTCATTTTGAGGATTAGTAGGATCCTTTACGACATAGATGTTTGCATAAAAAGAGAGTTTACGCTTTTGTTTGCGAACTACATCTTTATCTGATTCATCACCACTATTCCAGAGTTCACGATTATACTCTGAAACAGGATCTTTACCCCCAGTAGTTGTTAGGGAGTTTTCAATATACCATCCACCAGGACCCTGGAAAGCATGAGTATAAAGTTTTGCCCATGGAAGTGTTTCTCCATCAGGCGCAGGTAGAAAACGAATAACAGCATAACCGTTACCAGTTTTATCTACTTCAGGCTTCCAAAGACGTTCATCAACATTACTGTTGGTTGAACTCATCTTCTCCACTTCTTTAACCAGTTTTTGAGTTAAAGATCCTAGAGAGGACTGTTTTTTTAGATCTGAAAAAGACATTAGATTACCTCGTATTTGTTAGATTTGGTCTGTTTCCCTTAGCTTTGGTGGGGATTGGGTAGCCCCTGTTTATTATACTCCAGAATCTTCCATACCAATCTGTTTTTTCATAAACCGTAGCATATCACGCATTTGGGTGAATACTACATTCATATCAACATCTTGGCTAATGCCCATCATAGAAGCAGATTCTTGAATATTTTCTTTCATCTTCTTCGCTTCTGGGTCATCAGATAATGATAGCCTGGTATAAAGAACTCTTTGTTTATCAAGAAGTTTTTCAAGTGAAATAACATGATCAACCTTTTGTTCCTTACTCATCTTATTAAAATCAAAGATGTCACTATAAGTAGTTTCCTGAAGTTCGCTTATTTCAGCAATTTCAGCACGAACTACTTCTGAATCGAAAAAACTCATCAGCTCCCTGCTTCTGCATTAAACTCAGGTGCTGGTTGAGCCTGTTGATCTTGCTGCTGATTAAGTCCAAGTTTACCAGCTAAAGTTTCACCTTCAGCAAGTTTGGAACTTTCAATCTGCTCAAGAGCTTCGATAGCTCCATTAAGCTTCAGAAATGTATTGCGTGCCCTTTCAAGTTCTTGTTCAGCTGTTTGCCTCTGTTGAAGCAGTTGCTTAAGAACTTCAATATTGTCAAGTGGTTCAGTCATTTGTAATTGTCTCCTTTAAAATTTTTCTGTAATTTAACACATTTATATGTAGGAAGGGTGAATATTTTTTTATTCTCAAACTGACGGATTCCCACACCGGGTCCATCAGTTTCTTATCAAAATCCTTCCTGTATGATACTATTCTATCACATATTACCAGAGTTTCAAGTGATATGTCACCACTTAAGAACTTTTTTAAGATAATAGGATGACCTGAGGAACAATCAAAAACAGTATCAAATTTTTGATTTTCAAAAAGACTCTCAACCTCCCCTTTAAATGTATAGGAAAGTGATTGTATTTTTTTCTTCCATTGAGTATATCTATCTTCTCCCTCCTTAATCATTTCACCAATCCAAAGTGTTTGTGGGTCAGTGCATGTAATAAAGTTTGAAACAAAGAAATCCTCAATCTCTTTATCCTTTTTCTGTCTGGTTACTTTTTCAAACCAGAAACGATCTTTTCTATTATAAAATGCTTTCTGAGTTGCTCTTACTTTGCCTCTATACTTATGATAATCATATTTTTCTTTAGTAAAGTGATTTTTAAGAGCTAAGTAACAGGTGTAAGCTTCAAACGGCATCATTATAAAAATCTAATAGGGGCAAAAAATTGCTGGACTTTTTTTCCAACCTTTTTGGATTTAAATCGGCAATTTAGCACGAGAACTTCTTTTTAAAAAGTTTAATTCTACTGCTTCATATTTAATCTTTTCCTTCAATGGTTTAGATATAAGTTTGGGGACAGACTCAACGTCAATACTATTTTTCTCACAGAAATGAATGATAGCATCAATATAATTCATACTAACATTGTCTTTTACTAAAGACTCTATTTCCTGTGCGAATCTAGATGGGCAAAAGAATTTGCTTTCTAGTGCTTTCTCTAGTTCTTTATCCATTCTCCGTCCCAAGATTGTGAGATACAAATTCTTTAATATATCGAACTAACAACTTAATATACTCCCCTTTCTCTCTTTTGTCAAATACTGCAACCTCACCACCAGGAGTCACCATAAGGGTGATAAGTTTTTTAACAGGAATACCTGTCATCTCATAATAAGCAGAGGCATAAAACATTTCTTGAACGAAATAGTTTTCTAGCCATGCTTCTGGTTTGATTTTTTCAGAAGTCTTAAAATCTATTACTGCCAACTCTCCTTCATATTCTGCAATACAATCTACTCTACCCGCAAGACCTAAGTATTCTGAATAAAGGGTTCTTTCTATCGCATGTATATTATTTATCTTATCTATTTCAGGCTTCAAATGATGAAACATAAACTGAGATAGAGGTCTATAGTTATCCCAATCCAACTCTTTGTTTAACAAATAATCCTGAGCAACCTCATGAAAATCAGTACCTCTTGCTGTTGCCTTCTTGGTTATCTTGTTTGCTTCCTCTACACCTACTCTCTTCCTCCATTTAACAAAGATTTCTCTATTATAAAATGAAGTTACTGATGTAATGGAAGGAACCCATTGTCCATCAGGAAGTTCATAGAGTCTACAACCAGGAGTCTCTTTCTTTTTTAGTTCAACATCACCTAAAAAATTACAATGATCAAAATTCATAGATTCATTTCCATTTTTGCAACTAAGTACTCTTTACAGAGACCAGACCTAACAATATCCTCAACACCAAACTCAATAATATCAATTGAAGGCATAATACGAAGGATTTTCATAAAATCCATAATACCATTCTTCTCATTCTGTTTGGTAAGATCTGACTGAGTAGCATCACCACAGAACATAATCTTGGTGTCCTCACCAACCCTAGTAATGATACTATCAAGTTCATGATAGTTCAGATTCTGGAATTCGTCAACTATAATGATGGCTTTATCAAAAGTTGTCCCTCTGATGAATGATGTACTCCAAAAACTAATAGTTCCCTGTGCCTTAAGATTGGCATACAACATTTCAAAGTCTGCC